TAGATTTAGATTTTATTTTCTTTTACACTGGACCATCAAGTACAGTTAACATACCTAATTATATTAACAAGAAAGATGGTAACGGTCAAGTTAAATCATTAGACTTTTTTAAATATTATGCGGCTCCAATAATTCAAGCGATGAATGAGTTGGAAAAGAAAGTACCGATTGTTGGCTTACTTGTAGATAACCGATATGTATTAGCATGCAAAGATTGGGGAATTAATAATAGACCAACTTATTACTTAGCACAAAATACATTCACTAAAGAAGAACAATATTTCTGTAATCCACCATTAAGAGATGTTAAAACTATTACATCTACATACGAATATTCTGGTATTGAAACGGTATTCTTATTAGATAAGAAAAGATATGATACTGATGAATTATTTAAAATGAAGAAAACCGATTCATTCATGATGTTACAGAATCAAGGTAAAGGGTCAGGTGGAATGGACCGATGGGATCCAGTAAAAGAATATATTGTTGATCAAGAAATTAAGACTGATATCTACGGTAAGTGGGATGATGAATTAAAAGAAGCATACCCTGATTGGTTTAAAGGTGAAAAGAGAATTGAATTAATGACAGATGAATTACTTTCTACTAAGTACACGTTCTGCGTTCCCATTAAAGAAGGAATGGTAACCTCTAAGTATGCCGAAATGTTGCACTATGGTATTATACCGTTCTTACATCCATCTTACGACACTGACTTTAATGTATTCCCTGAAGGGCATTTTATTAGGTGTAAATCGGCAGAAGATTTAAAAAAGAAAATTGAATTCTTAAATGCAAACCCAGAGCATTATAAGAAATTATTTTATAACCTACAGGAAAAGTATCTTAAGGATTCTTACTATACTGGAGAGCATGTAGATAACAAGATCTGGGAATCATATGAAAGAGTAACTAAAACTGAAACTGTAAATGTATAATTCTGAAACAAAAATCCTAGTCACTGGCGGTGCTGGGTTCGTTGGTACTAATTTTATTAACGATCTTTTAAACAGAGGACACAATCCAAAATGTATTGCTGTAATTGATAATATGGAACATGGAACTTATATTCCAAAAGTTCATGATCAAATAGAAAATTTTCATAGAGTTGATATTAGAAATCAATACATAGAAACAATTATTGAGAAATTTGCACCAGATTATGTTTATCATTTTGCGGGCTTAGTTTCTATTTATGACTGCCATAAAGATCCGTATGAAGCTGTAGATAATAATATCTTAGGAAGTATTAATGTAATGAACGGTTGTCTTAAGGCAGATGTTAAAAGAATTATCTTTAGTGAAACTTCGGCAGTATATGAAAATTGCGAAATGCCTAAAGCAGGATTTAATGAAACTCAATCTGATCCTACTACGATTTATTCTACTACTAAAGCATGCCTCGCATTATTAGCAGAATCATATCAGAGAACTAAAGGTTTAAATTATACTGCATTAAGATACTTTAATGTTGCTGGTCCACTACAAGACTATAATAGAACCATACCACCTGTATTTGCTGGATTTATTTTAAGAATGATGGCTGGACGTAATCCTATAGTATTTGGTGATTATATGAAGGCAAGAGATTATATTGATGTATCTGATGTTAATGCATTTCATATTCTTTGTATGGAAAACGAAGACACTGCAAACCAAACCTTTAATTTAGGAACTAGTAAAATGACTAATTTAATGGAATTAAAAAATCTGATAGCCGATGAAATGTTAGTAAGTGGAATACCATTTGATCACTATGATCCAATTGTTGGTGAAGCTTTAAATATTAGAGGAGATATCTCCAAAGCTAAATCAATGGGATGGGAACCTAAAAAAGATATCGTAGATACTATTAAAGAAACTATTGTTTATCTTCAAAATGAAGTTAATGAAGGTAATATTGACCCTTTAACTTTTATGGAAGATTCACACTGGTAGAAATTGAAAAAGTAAAAATATAAAACTAATGAATAAAGAAAAAGAATTAAAATGGGGTACTATAATTCCACTAATCGGCGGTAGTGCAATAGGTTGTAATAAAGCAACTGGAAATTTACCAGCATTTCATTTAAGTTATGAAGCCTTTGCTGCAAATGAAAGTCATATAGAAGATTATTGGCCAGAAGTACCGATGTATAGATTAGATCATGAAGAATTAGATATTCCTAATCAAACATTTGAACAAGTTGATTTTGTAAATTCCGTTTGCCCATGTGCAGGTTTATCACAGTTAAATTCTGCTAGTGGTAGCGCCTCGTCTAGAGGATCTGATGCAGTCCAAAACCAATGGATGTATAATTCATCAGAGTATGTTTTAGAGAATGTTAAACCTAAAGTTTTATGGGGGGAAAATGCACCAGGGCTTTTTACTAAGATGGGAGAAGGTGTTGTAAATAGATTAAAAGCTATTGGCGAAAAATACGGATATAGTTTTTCTTTAATTAAAACAAATACTGAATTACACGGAATTCCACAAAGAAGAATACGAACATTTTATTTCTTTTGGAATACACCAACAGTGCCTCTATTAGAATGGAAGTTTAGAGAAAAGAAACATCTTATAGATTATCTTGCGGAAGTACCAGAGGATGCAACACTGCAAGATATGTTTATGGTTAAAGGCAAAGTAACTGATCATTATAAACCTTATGAATTTGTATTGGAAAAGGAAGGTTTAAATCACGCTGACTTTGCTAAGAAATTTGGTAAAGGTACAATTGCTCAATATTTAGAAAAGAATGATTTATTAGATGAGTGTATTCAATGGTTAGATAAAAAATACCATAAGCAAGGCTTCTCCAATAAAAAATCCACAAAATCATTTGGTGATATGTTAGAACATCAGAAATATAAAACAAGCCAAGGTTTAGGTTATTGGGATGCTTCGCCTCATTTCTTTAATGAAAGCTTTTCTGCTCTTATTGGTAGAAATATGTTTAACGGTGTCCACCCAACAGAAAACAGATACCTAAACATTAGAGAAATGTTACACTTAATGGGATTACCTTTAGACTTTAGGATTAAGAATGCTAAGCAAGTTAATCATATTGCTCAAAATGTACCAGCAACAACTGCGATGGACATGGCTGTGGAGGTTAAAAAATTCTGTGAAGGTAATGCTAAGATGACAAATTATACGTTTATGAAACAAGATAATACTAATCAGAAAATATTAGTAACTGAAGAATTAGGAGCAATACCAAAAAAAAAGTATAAAGTTAAAAGTAGTATAATCTAAAATGGAAAAAATCATTACTGCAACATTTAAGATGGATAAGGGCGATATTGTCTTTAGGTTATTAGAAGAAGCACCAATTCATACAAATGCGTTTATTAATAATGCCAATACCGGTAATTTTAAAGAGGTTAATTTTTATAGATTAATTCAAAATTGGATTGCTCAAACTAGTCCTAAGGTGGCTAATGGTAGACTGTGGGATGAATTAAAACCACCTAGGAGATTAAAAGATAATAATATGCATTTCTTTGGTGTTTTAAGTTCTGCTAATGCAGGAGAAGAACATTCATCAGTCGGTGCTTTTTTTATATGCCTAGGTAGATGGCGAGGAAAGGATCTAGATAAAAGTTATACAACATTTGGTCATATTTTAAGCGGCTGGGAAAACATAGAAAGAATAGAGCAGGATGATATCATAAATAATGTAATTATTAATACATACACATTAAACTAAATAACAATAATCAATATAATAATAAACAAATAATATTAAATGGAAACAACAATTAACAAAATTGACGGTTATGAATTAAGTTCATTCGTTCGCAAATTACTTCCAATTGACAAATTTATCTTTATGAAAATAGCAAAAGAAGGTACTGTATCTTCTGTGTATTTTCCTGAGAGAGATGCCGTAAAATTGGTTAACACACCAACCTCTGATATATTTGATGCTGATATCAAAGAACCAGTAAAGGTTAGTTTTTATAACGGTACTAAAGTTATCGATGCATTAAGCCATTTTAATGGTGATATAAAAGGTCGTATTAAGTATACTGAATATGATGGAGAATTAATGGCAAGTGATTTTATTTTAGAAAATGAAGATCTTCAAATTAATTTAGCATGCACAGATCCTTCATTATCTTTTATGGAAATGAGCAAAGAAGAAACTGATAGAGCATTCGATGTTAATTCTAAAATGTTTAGTTTTGATTTACTTACTACTCACGTAGACAAAATGAAATCATTATTCAACTTAGATAAAGATGAGGATATCTTTACGCTTTATATCGGTGATAAGGGTATTAATATTAAAGGTACTTCTTATGATGCTACACTATGCCACTCTTATGATTCAGATTTAGAGAAAGGTGCAAAGGTTGTAATTTATAAAAAGTATGTTAATCTTTTAGATAAGGAAAACTATAAAGTAAGTGTTTGTGAAAATAAGGTTGTATTTAAATCTTTAGATACTAATACACATCTTACGGTGGCGGTTGCTATTACTGACGAGGATTAATATTTTAATTTAGATAGGGGTGGTGAATAGGTCCGATGGGTCCGACAAGGAAACGAAGCTGATAACGAAACTACCTCTATCTTTTTTCTTTGGTCTTTAAAATAGTGGCATTCTGTATGACTAGAAGCAAATGAAACAAACGCATTTAATTACATATAAAAATAAACGCATTGAGTAAGTATACAGTAGCACAACAGGAAGAATTAGATCAGATAAACGAAGAGGCTAGTAAGTACTATAATTTAGAACAAGCAGTCAAGCTCTCGCTTAACAGCATATATGGAGCGTTCGGTAATCCTTATTTTTATTTCTTTAATGTTGATATCGCAGAAACTATTACTCTTCAAGGTAAAGATGCAATTCTTTATACCGAAGCATTACTTAACAGGTATTTTAAAGATTATTGGCATAAAGATATCCCGGCTCATAATGAAATGGGAATTACTGTAACTGGTAAAATAGAAAAGCCAGTTGGTATTTATATTGATACAGATTCGATTTATGTTAAATTTGATGAAGTAATTCAAAAATCAGAAGGCTGGGAAGGCGATGAAAAGGACTTTATTTTAAAGTTATATAAAGTTAGAGTAAATGGTTATTTAGAAAAGATTCTGCAAAAATATGCTGATGATGCTAATGCAGAAAACTTTTTATCTTTTGAACTTGAGAGCATTGCAAAAAATGCAATATGGTTAGCAAAGAAAAAGTATATGCAGAATATAGTTTGGAAAGATCCTGATATTCATTATGATGACCTTTCTAAAATTAGTTCAAAGGGGTTTGAAATCATTCAGTCTTCTACTCCAATCTTTGCCAGAGAAAAACTAAAAGAACTATTAACTTACATTTTTTCTGTGAGTGAATTAGATATGGGTGCATTTGCAGCTTTACTCAAAGATGTTAAAAGACAATTTAGATTAGCAAATGTTGATCAAATAAGCTTCTCAAGAAAAGTTAATAATTATCAAAAGTATATTGTGAATGATTATGAACACTTTGAGATCGCATCAAAATGCCCAATAGGTGTAAGATCTGCAGGTTATCATAATTACTTATTAAATAATTCAGGTAAAAAAGGTAAATATCAACCATTAGGAAATGGAGAAAAATGTAAAATGTATTTCTCTGAAGATAAGTCATGTGATGTGTTTGCTTATGCCCCTGGTGATTTTCCTTATGAATTTGCACCTAAGATAGACTATGATAGGCAATTTGAAAAAACTATTTTAGATCCTATAAATCGAGTTGTTACTGCAATGGGATTTAAGGGATTTAATAGAAACTTAATTTACACTACAAGTCTGTTTTAAATAAAAATAAAAACAAAAACATGAAAAATTTTAGGATACATGTATTAGGATTACCTCACACGGTAACAAATGATAATTTTGTAGCATGTGCATATACACAAAAAGCTTTAAAGTTTTGTAAAATGATGAAAGGTAGAGGTCATACTATTTTTCACTATGGGCATGAAGATTCTGATACTATGGCAGATGAAAATGTTACTGTTATTACAAACAAAGTTTGGGATGAGGTATATGGGACTCACGACTATAAAACTAAATGGTTTAAATATGACATGGGCGATAAGGCATACCAAACATTTTACAAAAATACAATTGCAGAAATAGAAAAAAGAAAACAGCCAGGTGATATTATTTTACCATTTTGGGGTGCGGGGGTTAGGGCTATTTGTGATGCTCATACCGATCTTAATATTATAGAACCTGGTATAGGTTATGCAGGTGGTCACTGGGCTCCTTATAAAATATTTGAATCTTATGCAATATACCATGCATACTGTGGATTAAAAAATGTCGGCTCTTGTGCACAAGGTAATTATGATATAGTTATACCTAATTATTTTGATTTGGATCAATTTGAATATAGTAGTAAAAAAGATGATTACTTTTTATTTTTAGGTAGGGTTTATGATGGTAAAGGTATTCATGTTGCTATACAAGTATGCGAGGCTGCTGGTGTTAAGCTAAAGGTTGCTGGTCAGCTTGATCCCTTGTATGAAAATTATGATTGGCCAGATCATATAGAATTTGTAGGATATGCTGGGGTAGAAGAAAGAAAAGAATTGATGAAAAATGCAAAAGGATCATTCTTACCATCACAATATTTAGAACCTTTTGGTGGTGTGCAGATAGAAAATCTTCTTGCAGGAACGCCAACTATTACTTCTGATTGGGGGGCCTTTGCAGAAAACAATATTGAAGGCGTAACTGGTTATAGGTGTAGGACTTTTGAAGATTATGTAAGGGCTGTCAAAAACATACAAGCTGGTAAAATAAAATCTAAAGATTGCAGAAATCATGGAGAGAAATTTTCATTAGAGGCAATTGCTCCTATGTATGAAGATTTTTTTAGAAAAGTTACCGATATTTCTTCCGGTAATGGTTGGTATGAAATATGGGACGAGTCATTATATAGTAAGGAATATTTAAAAAAAAATAAACAAGACCAAAAATGATAAAAATTTTATATTTTGGAGATTGTACTGATGGTGCAATGGGAATAATCCATCGTGACATTAAATCTATTATCGATGAAAAGTATTCTGATATTCAGTTTGAATTAATGGATTGGGCCGTACATGATAATTATAGACATTTATTTAACGAGAAAGGCTGGAAGAATTGGGATCTTATAATCATAGATCCTTATCTTTCTTCTGTGTTAGACCGAGGATGGCTTTTTAAAGAATTACCTATAAAAGAACAGAATGAACTAAAAGGCAAATTTATACCAGTCTATCATCATGAAGTTGATGTACCAGCAGATCATTTTAATCATGGTTGGTATGAAGGCTGGTTTACAACACCAGTATGTAGTATTAATCCTTACATTGTAAATCAAATAAGATCACGGGGTGTAGAAAGTGCATTATTACCTATTGGTGTTAATCTTAAAAGATTTGAGCCATTTAAGCAAATTAATAAAATTAAAAGATTAGGATTTGTAGGTTCTTCACCAAAGGAAGATTGGCAATCAATTAAAAGACCTAATTTATTTCATGAAATATGTAAATCTGCTAATGTCACCCCTGTTACAATACAGGGCAGGAGAAATGGCAAAGACATGTATCATGATGTTGATGCTATTATTTGTACCTCTACTGCCGAAGGTTTACCTACATATTTTGCCGAGGCTGTTGCATGCAAGATACCCTTTATTTCAACCAAAGTAGGTATTATAAGATACTATGATAAAGTCGATACATTTGAAACAGTCGAGGAAGCTGTGGAAATTATTAATAAATTAAATGAATCTGCCATTACTCTTAATGAATATGCTGCCTTATTGCATAATGAAATGTTTCCAGACAGATCCTGGGAAAGCATTTTAGAGAAATATTGGATTCCTTATTTTAATAAAATGTATAAGTTTAATAATTTAAAAGATTAAAATGGAAAACCACAAACCTCAATGGCCAGTAATAGAAGAATTGTACAGGTGGTATTCAGAAGATGGTGATCTAACTCATAATATAGATTGTGATCTAACTGAAGATTCGATTGTATTTGATGTTGGCGGTCATACAGGCAACTGGGCAGAGCAAATTTACAATAAGTATAATTGCACAATCTATGTATTTGAACCAGTAAAAGAATTCTTTGATACTATTATTAAAAGATTTGCAGGTAATAATAAAGTTAAAGCATTTCATATAGGCTTAGGTGATAAAACTTATACTACTGATATAAATTTAACAGCAGACTTGGTTGGTACATCAGTTCATAGAGAAACTGGTATCACTGGAAAAGTTGAATCTATTAATGTAGTAGATATAATTGAATTTATAGAAGAGCATAAAATAGAATCTGTAGATTTACTTAAACTAAATATTGAAGGTGGGGAGTTTCCTTTACTTGAACATTTAATAAAAACCAATAAATTAAATCTATTTAATAACTTAAAAATACAATTTCATAATTTTATGGAATTGGCAGAAGAGCGTAAAAATAATATTAGAATTCACTTACAAAAAGAATTTAATATAATATATGATTTCTTTTTTGTATGGGAAGGTTGGAAAAGAAAAAACTAAAATGATAAGCTGTAAATTAATGGGCGGTCTAGGTAACTTAATGTTTCAAGTTGCAGCTATTGAATATTTAGGTAATGAGTATAATTTTAAAACTGGTTATTGGAACTTAGATTTTCAGATTAATCATATGAATAACGATTCTTATTACAACCCTATCCTTAATCACGCCGAGGAGTATTTAAATATGTTCGAGCATTTTAAGTGGCCTTCCATTAATCACCCACCTGGTGGCTTTTATAATTTTAAAGAAGTACCATTTCATTACGAACCTTTTGAAGTATTAGATGATTCTACGTATAATAGCATGTTTCAATCCGAAAAATATTTTCCTAATAGGAATTTTATTATTAATCTTTTTACACCATCTAAAAAAGTTTTTAGTGAATTAAAAAAATACGAAGAAATTTTAAAAGGTACTACTTGCGCTATCCACGTTAGGAGAGGGGATTACTTAAAAGAATTATCAAGAACACCCTCACAAAACACTCAATATTTTCAAAATGCTATAAATTTAATTGGTTGTGTTGATAAGTATTTAATTTTTAGCGATGATATGGAGTGGTGTAAAGAAAACTTTTTAATGAAAAATATTACTTTCATAGAAAACGAAAAAGATTATGTTGAGCTGTTTTTACAATCTAAATGTACTCATAATATTATTTCAAATTCTACATTTTCATGGTGGGGCGCATACCTTAATAAGAATAAAGATAAAAAAATAGTCGCGCCTAGTAAATGGTTTAAAGATAATTTGAAAAATGATATAGTACCAGATTATTGGCTAACTACAAAGTAAACAATTCTTATATTTACTATATAATAATAAAATAAAACAAATATGGCAAAAGAATTTTCATTCGCAGATTTAAACAAAGAAATGTCAAAGCACTCTACTTATGGTGAGACATTAGATAAATCTACAATTTCAGAAATAGATCATTATATCCCAACAGGAAATTTTCATCTTAATGCATGCTTAACAGGATCTTTATTTGGTGGTTATCCTAATAATAGAGCTGTTGCATTAGCCGGCCCTTCCGGTACGGGTAAAACTTATCTTATCTTAAACGCAATTAAACAAGCACAAGCACAAGGTTATAGTATCGTGTTTTATGATTCTGAGAATGCTGTTGATAAAGCATTAGTTGAAAAATTTGGTATTGATCCAAAGAAATTTCGTTATGAGCCATGTAATACTGTCCAAGAGTTCAGAACATCAGTAACGGCTATTACTGATGTATTGGTTGAACAAAAGAAAAAGGGCATAACATTACCAAAGATTATGGTAGTTTTGGATTCTGCTGGTAATCTTGCAACTCAAAAAGAAATCGATGATGCTAAAACTGGAAGTAGTAAAGCAGATATGACCAGAGCTAAATTGCTAAAATCTACATTCCGAATTATTATGACACAATTCGGTATCTGTAAAATTCCATTCTTATTTACAAATCATACTTACCAAACACAAGATTTATTTTCAAGGCAAGTAGGTGGGGGTGGTACTGGGCCTGAGTATGCTGCATCTATTATATTATTTTTAGGTAAAGCTAAACTTAAAGAAGGTATTGAACAAACTGGTATTATTGTAACTGCAAAACCTAATAAGAATAGATTTGCTAAACCGACAAATATTAAATTTCATATTTCTTTTAATAAAGGTATGAATCCTTACATTGGTTTAGAAGAATATATTAGTTGGGATACATGCGGTGTTGAAAGAGGAAGGTTTATTACTGAAGGGCAGTTTAATAAATTAACTGATATTGGTAAAGCTGAATGTAGAGAACATACATATAAAAAAGATAAAAAAGATGTTACTGTTTACTTTCAGCCAGCCGCAACAGCAAGAAAGATATGCGTAAAGCATTTAAATGATGCGGTTGATCTTAATCAGTTATTTACTCCTCAAGTTTTAACCGAGGATGTTCTTAAATCACTAGAACCAATCGTTGCTGCAAAATTTAAATATGGTGATGAAATTGATGTTGAAAACTTAACTGAAATGCTAGAAGCCGATGTTACCGAAAAATCTTAATATAGCAAAACTTAAAGTAAAACATGTATTAGGAAATCATACAACATTACCAGACTATCCAGATGCTGAAGATGTTACTTATGAACTAATACGAGATTACTGTGGTAAAGTAGCAAAAGAGATTAAATTCACCAATGTTTCTTTACAGAAAAAGTATAGCCTTACTGATGAAAAGACTAATTCAATACTTATGGAATTAAGAAATTCTAAAATCATTGGAGTATCATTATCAAATTCTGCGTATACTACATACGAGGTAATTATAAACCCTTATGAGTAAACTAAATATAGTTTTTACTATATAAAAATAAACAATATGAATTCAAGCACAGACCATGAAAAAATATTTTTTAATTATTTCCTTAAAAAACCACATTATCTAAAAAGTACTGGTCCAGGCTTCTTTTCTAATAATGATCTAGATCAGATAGCAAAATTATCTAAAAAGTTTTATATTGACTTTGGTGAAAGTCCTTCAAGAGAACAGATGAAGGCCCTTGTTAAAGATGACCCTAATGAAATTCCAGAAAGTATTGTATCGAGTATTTATGATATTAATATTAATGAATATGACCAGGATTGGTTAAAGAGAACTGGTGAGTCATGGGTTAAGTGGAAACATTTTGACAAGCAGTTAGTAAGAACCATTGAATATGTAAAAACTCAAGATGTTTCTCCAGAAAATGTTGAAGATGTTGTAACTCGTGCAATTGGCATGATCTCAACAGAAGGATCCTTAAACTTTGATACTGATATTGGATTAGACTTTTTTAAACCAGAAGACCACGTACAAAGAACATCAAAGAAAATAGAAACAGGATGGACTTTCGTTGATAATGTATCCGGTGGCGGTTATGATACAAAATCTTTAATAGTTTATGCAGGAGAACAAAATATTGGTAAATCTATATGGTTAGCTAATGATGCTGCAAATTTTGTTAGGATGGGCCATAATGTTGTTTTTATCACGGCAGAAATGTCAGCACAAAAAGTATTAAAAAGAATAGGCGCTAATTTATTAAATATTCCTATGCCGCAATACGATGAAAAAACTGTCAATAGAGATTTTATAAAAAGAAAGTTAGAAAAAGTATCTCGAGGTTTATTGCCTCCTGGTAAACTTTTTGTAAAAGAAATGCCAACTTCACAAGGTACTATTTTAGATATAGAAGCTTACTTAAAAGATTTAGAAGAATCACAAGATCATAAAGTAAATGTATTAGTTGTAGATTATATTAATATTCTTGCAAATTATAGAAATCCTAATACTGAGAATACTTATATGAAGATTAAACAAATTGCAGAAGATCTTAGGGCATTAGCAGTTAAAAGAGATATGTTAGTAATTTCAGCCACACAGATTAATCGTGGTGCATGGGATGCTACTGAAGTAAGAATGGAAAACATTGCAGAATCCGCAGGACTTGCGCATACGGCAGATGTTATGTATGCATTAATACAAGATTCTATGATGCATGCAAACAGAGAATACTGGTTAAAAGTATTAAAAATTAGAGACGGTCAAGGTAAAGGTACACGCTGTAGGTTTAATATTGATTATGAGCATATGAGATTAACAGAAACAGATGATATAAATTAAATAAAATATATGTGGGGTAGAAAGAAAAAACCAAAGTTAGATGAAAATGGAAAGCCAATTCCAGTAAAACTAGCAGATAAAGATAAGATATTTAACAATTCATATGGCGATCATGATGCAACTGAAAATAAAGTAAATTTTACAATTGCACCTGCGTATGCTGAGAGTATGGATGTTGATGATAGGATGCACTATGATTTACTTATTAAGAAAATTGATGATATAGTTAAAGGTAGTGAATTTGAACATTTAAATGAAGCAACACCAGACGGCGTTATTAAAAAGTTGAATAAAGTACAAATCAATAGAGTATATTCTTATATTGTGGAAAGCTTAGGGGATGGGTATACGAGAGTAGATTTATTTAGTGTCATATCAGATTACTTTGATGTATTTTCTAATAAGTTCTATAATTCACTTTCTAATAAATTTAAGGATGAGCTTATTAAAGAATTAGATGATAAGTATAATATCTTAGAAAAAAGAAAAATCAGAAAATTATTTTAGTATGGCAAGAGTTTGGATGGTGAGCGACTCACACCTTGGCTGCAGATCAAATTCTGTGTTGTGGTTAAGTATTATTGAGGATTACTTTTTTAATTTTTTTATACCTTTGGTTAAAAAGGAATATAAAGAAGGGGATGTTCTTTATCATCTAGGTGATGTTTTTGATAATCGGCAAAGTGTTAATTTAGCTGCGCAGGATTTGGCAATTAGAGTATTTGAAGAACTCGGTAAAATATTTCCAGATATACACATCATAGTTGGTAATCACGATATTATGAGGAAGAACTCTAATGATATATCATCGGTTGATTGCTTAAAATATTTACCTAATGTCACTGTTCATAAAGAGCCTAAGCTTTTAAGATATGGGAATACTAAATGTTTACTTATGCCATGGCGAAGAGACCATGAACATGAAAAAGAAACTTTAGATTCTATTAAGGAAAATATTGATTATATGTTTTGTCATACTGAAACAAGAGGCGTACAAACTTCTCCTAGTACAAAGCATTTACATGAAGGTGGTAATGATGTAGGAATATTTAAAAGATTTAAAAGAGTTTATTCTGGTCATATTCATTACAGGCAAGATAAACAAAATTTTGTTCTTGTAGGCAATCCTTATCAAATGACTAGATCTGATAGAGGAAACCAAAAAGGTATTTATGTATTAGATTTAGATACAGGAAAGCATGAATTCTTTATGAATAAGATGAGTCCTGAGTTTATTAGGTATTATATTAATGATATCTTAGAGATGCGTATGGAGGATATAAAGAAGGAAATAAAGGATAATTTTGTAGATGTTTTTATTCCATCAAATGTATTAGGTAAATATAACATTAATATGTTTATGGATTATTTAGACGGTGTTGCCAGAAAATTAGAGCCTAGGATTTATGATGAAGAAAATCCGTATGATAGAGAAGATGGCGAAATGTCTGATTTTAACGGGGAGCTTAATCTAATGAACATTGCGGCAGAATATATTAATTCTTTAGAATATGAAGATGATTTAAAGGAGCGGCTAAAGGCATCTGTGCAGGATTTATATAAAAGAACATTGTCACCTAACTACGAAGATTAAATGAAAATAAAAAGTGTAAAATTTAAAAACTTTGCAAGTTACGGGAACCGTATGCAAGTAATAGAATTTGATAAAGATAAAAGTGATCTCTATTTAGTTCTTGGTGGAAATGGTGCAGGTAAAAGTACATTAGCAAAAGTTATAACTTATTTATGTTATGGTAAAGTAGAAGGGTCAACATTAAAAGATTTACCTAACAGAGTAAATGGTGCTCTTTGGGGTAAGATACAACTAGAATCCAAAAATAATACAGTTGAAATAGAAAGAGGGATCAACCCAGGTATTTTCAATGTAAAAATAAATGGATCTGATTATGATGTTGCAGGTAAAGTAAACTTACAAGATTTTTTAGAAACAGAAATTTATGAGATACCATATCATGTATTTAAGAATGTAATTATTTTATCTGTAAATGATTTTAAGTCTTTTATTACAATGTCTCCGTATGATAAGAAAAGAATCATTGATAAGATATTTGGATTTTCTATTATTAATGAAATGGCTGAATCTGTAAAAGAAAAGAGGAGATCTATTATTGAGGAGATACGAACTTATGATGATGAAATAAGAACTCTTCATGAATCAATAGAATCTGTTATTGATAAAATAAAGCATTTTGAAAAAGTTAGTAAAAATAAAGATGCTGAAAAGATTAAAATTCTTAAGGAAAAATTATTGCAGTTAAATGAAAATAGAAAAAAGTTAAAAGATCTTACTTCTGCTACTAAAGTTAACTTAGAAAAATTAGATGAAAATTCAAGAAAGCAAAATAATAAAAAGTCCACATTAAATTCTAAGATTAATACTGTTAAGAAAGAACTTAAGCTATATGAAAATAATGCATGCCCTACATGTACTGCCCCTCTTAATTCTGATTTTCATTTAGATATTAAAAAAGAAAAACAAGATTCTTTAGATACATTGTTTACTGAATGGAATCAAATAAATGGTGCTGCTGGGCAGGCCGAGACTGAATTAGTTAATCTTAGGCAAAAGGGTAGAAAGATTCATGTTAAGGTTGGTCAGTTAGAAACTCAGATGGAGGCTATTAAAGATAAGTTAATTGAAATGGCTGATAAAGATGAATCTGAATCTGGCTCGCATCTTAAACAATTAGTAAAAGATTTTAAAACTAGGAAAGATGATAAATCTACAAGTAAGTTAAAAAGTGAAGGGCAAGATTATTATTTAACCATCCTAGAAAATATTATGGGTGAAAATGGAATTAAGAATCTAGCAGTAAGATCTATACTTCCTTCATTTAATAATCATATTCTTTTAATGGGTAGGGAAATGGGCATACCCTTTGGGATTAGGTTTAATGAGAAGTTTTATTGTTCACTTCATCATCTAGGAACTGAAATTAGCCCTAAGACACTAAGCACAGGTGAAAAGAAAAAGGTTGATTTTGTAATTATCATGGCACTAATAAAAATGATTAAAGTTAGATTCCCTTCGTTAAACATCCTATTCCTAGATGAAATCTTCTCGAGTATCGATTCAGATGGTGTACACCATATAATTAACATACTTCATAATACTATTCAAGATATAGGCCTTAATACCTTTGTTATTAACCATACAGTTTTACCGAGTGAATATTTTGATAAAAAGATAGAAATTACTAAAGGTGGTGGCTTCAGTGAATTTAATATTGAATCTATTGGATAAATAGAATATAAACAAAGAACTCTAAATGAGCGCCTATAACCAAGAATTCAATACAGATAATACTATACTTAGATACCTAACTGTTGGTATGCTAGCTGAACTTAGTAAAAAAGTGTATTATTATAATAGAATAGATGAGGATACTTTAAAAAAGATTGAAGTGCCTTTCTTTTATTCTATATCTGGTAATGAAAGATTTCTTTTAGATAATTTTATGTTTGATGCTGAAAAAGCAGGTAAGGCTATTGGCGATTATGAAGTAGTTCCTCGTGGTATTATACAGATGAATTCAATGTCTATTAATGCAGATGAACAAACTAATAAATTTACAAGAGCCGAGTTTGTTAGAGAATGGGATGGTGTATTAAAGACATTTTCATTAATGACTAATTTTTTACCGGTAACTATAGGGTTTGGTGTAACTATGATATGCTCTAACAATTTAGAAATGTTGAAAGTTACTGAATCTATTATGAGTAAATTATATAAAAGTACTTTATTTAATGTAGACTTAGGTATGTTTAGGGTAAATGCTTCTATGTCAGTACCAGACGATTATTCACAAGATAGGTTATTTGAATGGGCCCTTAATGACAAAAAAGAGTTTCAGGTTACTTTTGATATGGAACTAAGATCTTTTATGCCAGTATTTGAAGGTGGTATTTTATTACCTGAAATTGATTTTATTACTAAAGAAGCATTAATATCTAACCCAGATGCATCTGGTGTTGGTCAACTTAGATGTGATAGTAATGGTAATGTAGGAATTTATTTTGGTGGAATATTCCAAACGTTTAAATTTAGTGATACTGATTTAAGAACAGCACCTATTCAAGGTATTGAAAGTAATAAAGGATTTAATACAACAACAAATAAAGAAACTGGAGGACCGTTTGATGAAAGGGAGATAGATTCATCAATACAGCCACAAGAAACGGATGCTAGCAAGACTTACCGAAATGCTAATAATGACGATGGATAATTAACTCTAAGTTCTTAGAATATATAAAACAAATCAAATTCTATAATATGGAAAAAGTTATTAAAGAAGGACAAACCCAGGTTTATGCAGGCGGTGGAATAGATCGCCAATATGGTATTAACACTGATGCCCCTTACCTTAACTTACCACCCCAACAATTAATTGATATAGTTGGAGTTTTATTTAGCCAAAGTGGCAAAACTAAATTAGATGGTAGAAACGGTAAAGTAGTTGATAGTGGACCTATGACAGATTCACAAGTACTTGCAATTCTTGTAGGTATGGGTACTCCACAACAATTAGCAATGAGTGCTATTAATGCATTCAAAGGAAATCAAACAGAAATTACAGAAAATAATAATAAACAAAAAAATCATAACAAAATGAAATTTACAATTGCTGAACTGCACGAAAATGTTACGAATAGCATTAAAGCATTAAAGTTAATGGACTCTGATCAATCTAGAGTTTCTTATTCTGCAAAAAATGCTATTAATATTTTGGAAGGATCTCTTAGATTATTTCCAATGAGATTTAAAAACGAAGAAACTGAAGTAATCAGTGAAGAAATAGAAAATAGCGTTAATCCTATGCTTAAGTTTACTATTGCTAAACAATTACACAGAGAATTATCTTCTAGTGAATGGTTAAATCCAATTAAAGAATTAAGAACATATATCGAAGGTGCTTACCAAGATACTAAATGGTCATTTAGGGTAACTGAGGCAATCGCTCGTACTCAAACACAAAAAGGTAAAATGTATGAAGGGTTGGTAAATGACCTGGAAGGTTTATTAAATGAATCTTCTGATACTATTAAATCTAAATTTTCTGCTATTGCTGCAAAGAATCCATGGTCAATGGATTGTAAATCAATTCTTAATGAAATGAAAGCTGAAGATAATAAAGCTACTGCAAATGGAAGTGGAACTATCTCTACTGTTCTATCGCCTGTTTTAGAATCTGAAAAAGGATTAATATTTCATTTAAATGGAAAGAATTATAACTTTAACGGTAAAACTATTACAGAGACTGGGGTTAATGATTCAAGATTCTTTGATGTATTGGAAGGCTTAGGCATGTTCAAAAATATCAACGGTACTTTAGTTACTTTTGGTGAAGGTAATGATAAGACTTTAGAATATAATTTAACTGAAGGAACATTAATGTTAGGTAAAGCTAATTTGACTAATGCTAGTATTATTGAAGTAAATGAATCTTTAATGGCTCTTAACTTCTTTGGATATAGAAATCAATGGAAAAATGATAAGGTATGTAAATTCTTTGAATCTATTGATCTTCTAGCTGAAATGGATAACTTTACTAACATTACATCAACTGATTATAAAAATCTTAGTTTAACTATGATAAATGTAAATGAAGGTGTTTATGTAAACAAAGTTAATTTTGCAATGCATACAAATGAAATGGTATTTGTATCTTCTGCAACTGAGACTGTTAAATTAGTTAAAGAATTTATTAACTATGACGCTTCTCCAATTTTATCAGAAAGATTAATTGCTGAAAATAATGAAGTTGCTAAAGTTGAAAAATCTAGATCTGAAATTACAGACAAAATTTCATTCTTAGAAGAAAAGAAAGCAAAAGTAAAACAAGCTATCGATAAGCTTGGTGAAACTGAAGAACTTACTGAAGCTATGAATTTGTTAAAAGAAGAAATTTCTAAATTTGAAAAATCTCTTCAAGAAACTTATGACAGGGTTGTACTAGGTGGTAACAAAGGCGACAAGTCTAAAACCAAAAAAGGTGATGAAGATTACGAAGATAGAGCTGAAGATATCGAGGCTGAAATTAAAAAGAAAGGTAAAACTAAATCTTTGACAGAAAAAAAAAGCCGTGACGAGTATTTAGATGATGGATTTGTAGAAGCTGAAATTAATAAAAACGGAAATGGTCTTAAAAAAGGCATGGAAGTTTTCGTAAGTGCTGAAGACTATACTTCATTAGGTGATAATGATCAATTAGAATGTACTGATCCTAAAACTGGAAAAATTACAATTTGCCCAAAAAGCCAATTGAGTGTTAAGATTTAATAAATTTAAATAAACTAAAAAGCCGATAGTAATAATAAACTATCGGCTTTTTTTGTATATAATAATAAATAAAACATTTAAAGAATGGCAAGAAAAAGGAATTACTTAAACAATAGAGATCTTCTTGAACAAATAGTATTATCTAAAGAGCAAGATGAACTTACGCCAAAGGCACTAGAATTTCTAATGTTGCTAGCAGACAAATGTTCACGAAAATTATCATATGCTAATCCAGACGATAGGCAAGATTGTATAGCATCTGCTTATATGGATTTGTTTAAATATTGGAGAAATTTTAATCCAGATAAATCTACCAATGCGTTTGCATATTTTACTGAAATATGTAAAAGAGGATTTGCAAAAGGCTGGAATAAATTACACCCTAGAAAATATGCGGGTACTGTATCAATTAATGGTAGTGCAGACAGTGACGGTATATACACAATCTAGTATGAGTATTAAGAAAGTAAAACCAACATCTAAATCAAAATACAAGCAAGGGTATTATAAACCTATATTTCCTCGAAAGTATATAGGACCTTATCCTATTATATACAGAAGTAGTTGGGAAAGGAAGTTTTGTCATTGGTGCGATCATAATGAAGATGTAATTAAATGGGCATCAGAACCATTTTCTATAAAGTACTTTAATATGTTAGATCAAAAGTTTCATAATTATTACCCAGATTTCTATATGAAAATGAATAAGGGTGGAATTACTGAGGAGTATGTAGTTGAAATAAAACCTAAGGCACAATTACAAAAGCCAAAACCACCAAAAAGAAAAACTGCAAAGGCATTAAAGAACTTCCAATATGGGTATGAAACTTATGTTAGGAATCTTTGTAAAACTGAAGCATTAAATAAAATGGCAAAACAAAGAAATTTTAAGGTAATGCTTTTAACAGAAGACTCAAAATTATTTTAATGGCAATAGTAGGATCCTTTCAAGAAGATTTAGATGTTTACCTTACGGATTATAAAGGGAGGACTGGTGCTTCTAGGCAATCAGATAAAGAGCTAAAGAATATTGGTAGCATTACAAAAGGCCTATTAGATAACGGTAAAATGTATTCTTTTGAATATTTTACCCCTGACGAAACTTTTTATGATACATATCCAATAGTATTAGGATTAGGTAAAAGTGATAATGGCCATCAATTAGGAATAAATCTTCATTATATTCCTTATGATGCTAGATTACCTTTTTTATCTGATGTATTCAGATCGTTTAAAAGTACTATAAATTCTGCAATAAATAAATACCCAAGTAATCCTATAGCTCAACCTAGATTAAGTGAGTTCACGTATGATAATTTAAAAAGGTCACTAGGTAGAAAATATAATGTTACTTATGCCATTAGGCAATATAAGTTAGATAGAATAAGAAAACCAAGGATGCTAGGATATGAAGATTGGTATATAGGTGCTGTAAACAATCAAAACCATTTCTTTGGTGGAAATATCAACGAGGCACAGGCATTATATTACAAGAATATATAAAAAATAAAAGATAACCCAATATGGCAGGTTTTACAGATAGAAGAGGACCCTTAAGTACAGGAAATCCAGTAAGAAAGATTTTAAAAGATCTTTCTACGCTAGGTATGGCTTACGATGATATGATCATCCGTAATTCCCGTGCAGTAGGTTTTACAGAAAATGCAATGGGTTATACTTTTAATCCAATGGGATCAGACTCGGATGATATGTATGGTGCATTTGCTGCATTATCATTAACGGATACTACAATGAAAAAGAATATCTCTATTTTTGATAGAGATTATGAAAGAAAGAGAGATGAACTTAGGCAATATGCAGTACAAGATGAAATAGAAGATATCTTAGATGTAATTACTGATGAGGCTATTGTATTTGATGAATCTAATTTTATGGCATATGCTCATTTTAATGGTCATATAGCAAATTCAATTGAAGATGAAATAGGAGATGTATATAATAACATTTACAATTACTTTGGCTTTAACGACTCTGTGCAACCATGGAATTACTTTAGAAAATTTTTAGTAGATGGGTTCCTTGCATTTGAAATAGTATATAATGACAGACAGACAGAGATTATTGGGTTTAAAGAATTAGATCCTATTTCACTAATGCCTGGTATCGATACTGACAACGGTAAAAAAGAGTGGGTACAATATAAAGGGCAGGGTGCAAAGGAAAGAAAGTTATGGGATTCTCAAATTATTTACCTTTCATATTCTCAAGTTAATTCCCCAATGAGAATATCTTATGTTGAAAGATTAATAAGATCGTTTAACCTTTTAAGAATTATGGAAACTACTAGAATTATCTGGGCTGTTTCTAATGCTTCATTTAAAACTCAATTTATTATACCAGTCGGCGGTAAATCTAAAACAAGAGCAAAGCAATCTCTGGCATCATTAATGAATTCATATAGAGAAGTAGTTGATTTTAACCAAGAAAGTGGAGAAATTGTAACTAACGGAAAACCGATGATGCCATTTAATAAAGAATATTGGTTACCTTCGAAAGACGGTGAAAGTCCAGAAATTAGTACAATTGGTGGCGATGGTCCTGATTTAGGAGATACTGAATCACTTAAGTATTTTGCTGACAGATTAAAATTAGCTTCTAAAATTCCATTTTCAAGATTTGATAAAGAAGGAGGTAATACCTATGATATGGATGCTAGTGGAATGCTAAGGGATGAAATTAAATTCTCTAAGTTTGTTGATCGCTTAAGATCTATATTCCAAGAAGTACTTGTTAAACCGATGTATCTTCAAATGTGCATTAATCATCCTGAATTAAAAAATGATGTTTCTTTTAAATCTGGATTAGGTCTTAATTTTGTTAAAGATAATGTCTTTGAGGAAATGAAAGAAATGGAATTACAAACAAAACGAGTTGATTTTATTGGTAACCTTAAAACTCAATTAAGTACTATGACTGCAGATATGGAGGAAATTCCATACTTCGATTTAGGATTCTTAGTTAAGAGATATGGTGGCTTTACTCGTGAAGATTTAAAGGCTAATGCCAGAGCAAAAGAAAGGGCAGATTTAGAGAAAGAGAAATACTCGGAAGAAGACATTGAAAAGATCCTTTTGGGTGCAGATAAAGCAGATTTTAAACCGGAGAAGACAGATGATGCTATTGATGAAGATCCATTAGCAGACCTTTAGTAAAAACTCCACAAAGATTGTAATATATAAATCAAATAACTATTAAAAAATGTCAGGAAAAAAATTATTAATTCTTGAAAGACAGAAATCAAATTTAGATATATCCACCGATGAAGACGGATCAGTCATATTAGAAGGTGTATTTACAGAATTTGATGTTAAGAACAAGAATAACAGGATATATGAGGAGAAGGAAGTAATGCCTCATATTAATGAGTTACAAGAAAAGGTTAAAACTAATAAGCTTTTAGGTGAATTGGATCACCCTAAAGATTTTGATGTTAGTTTATCTAATGTTTCGCATGTTGTTGAGTCCTTAGATTATGACAAAGCTAAAAAACAAGTTATTGGAAAAATTAGATTATTAAATACATCTAAGGGAAAAGAGGCACAAGCGCTAATTAAAGATGGCATCCCTTTACACATTTCAAGTAGAGCTGCTGGTACAGTAGATGAAAATGGTAAAGTTAAAATTAAAAAGTTTTTTACTTATGACTTGGTTGCAGACCCTGGGTTTGAAAACGCTGAGTTGTCCAGAGTAAATGAATCTTTCGGTTTAAGTAATAGCGATGGTATATTAATCTATGAAATGGAAGAAACTGAAAATAATAAAGATAATAAAAAAGATTTAACAATGGAAAATAAAAACTATGTATCTGTCGAAGATTTTCAAAAGTATACTGAATATGTATCTGGAGTTCTTAGTAATGTTAAAGAATCAACTAATTCTAATAATGATGAGGTGATGGAAAAACTTATTAAGTACACTGAGCATATTGCAGAGAAAGTAAATCAAGTCACTGATTATGCTGAATACTTATCAGAAAACTTAGACAAAAATATTTCATACTCTAATTATTTAGCGGAGAATGTAAATTCAATTAAAGACTATGCTTCTTATTTAGCTGAAGAGCTTGACGGTAGTATTCAATATAGTGAGCATGTTGCTGAAATGGCTGATAAAGGAATTGAGTATACTAACTATATTGCTGAGAATGTAGAAAGTAGTATTGACTATTCTGAATATGTTGCCGAAAAGGTCGATCAGAATATTTCTTATTCAGAATATCTTGGTGAAAATTTAACTAAGTCTATTAAATACTCTGAGTATATTGCTGAAAATGCAACTGCTCCAAGTGGTGAAGCAATTAATGAATCACTTAACGAGGAATCATTTACTGATTTTGGTAAATCATCAGGATTTAAAATGGATGCTAAGGCTAAAGGCGAATTGAAAAAGTTAAAAGTAAATCCTGCAAAGATGACTGATGCAACAGATGATTATGATAAAATCATGAGTTATTTAGATAATAAAGGTAAAAAGATTGGTACTGTATCAATACCGAACCCAGGAAGTAAATCAAATCCTGAATTTATGTATACTGTTTATGATACTGATATGTATGGTAAAGTAATGATAGGTGATGGTGATTCTGTATTTGTTGAAATGGTAAAAGAATCTAAATCTTATAAAGATAGCATCAGTGAAAAATTAGCTACATTAATCTCTAAGGCAGAAACTAAAAATCTTTCTGAAATGCACTTTATGAATTTCTTAGGAGAATCTAAAAAGAATCAATTTAATTCTTTACCTATAGAGAAGCAAGCTATGATTGTAGAATCAATGAATTCTAAACCAATTATGTCAACTATACAGGCTGAAAATATTTGGGAATCTAATTTTATTGAAAAGAAAAGAGGGTTAGATGTTATTTCGGACATGCCAGAAAAATTCAAAGAAAAATGGAATAACCTTTCTGAATCAAGACAAAGTCAAATTATTTCAGAAGCTAGGTTCCATCCAGTTGGAAGTCAATATGGAATTAATAATTTCTGGTCAACAAGAGACTTAAGAAGTACTCAGATGATAACAGAATCTATTAATGAAAGCAGAACTGCTGCTGAGTCTGCAAACAAAAAAGAACCATTAGTAAATGAATCTTTTGCAAATGACTTGGTAAACAAAATGAAATTCAGATTAGGTAGATAATTATTTAATCTAAAAGATATTAATCGAATGGTTAAGAAGAAAAGGACCGAGGCGATTAAATAAACGGAATTGAAAAATTCCACAAATGCGAAAATAAAAATTTTAAAAAATGTACGCAAATCAATTAATCAATGAGGCTGAAGTTCAAAAGACTTGGGGCCCTATCATTGAGGAGGCTACTGGAATTACTGAAAAGTCTAAGTTATCTTGGATGTCTAAGTATTGCCATTACCATAACCTTAATGAAAGTGTATATAATACTGTACACTTAAACCCGAACATGAATGTTCAAAGTATGGGTAATGCAACATTACCAGGAAACCCTGGAGCAATGAATGCTTTCCCAGCACAAGTACAAGGATCTGGTGACAGACCTTTTTCTTTGTTACCGCTTGCAATGCAAGTAGCAGCTCAGACTGTAGGTTTAGACTTAGTACCTGTAGTACCAATGCAAGGCCCAATGGGAGTTTTAACTTACCTAGACTTTGTATATGGTGGAGGTAGAGGATCAGGGGCACCTTTAAATGGCGCTTTAGATACAACTGCTGCTCCATTACTAATTAAATTTAGTGTAGCTAATACAGATGCATCTGCTTTTGTAGTAAATGATGTTTATTATGCAGATCCAATCGCTGTTCCAACTGTAGCTCAGGCTGTAGGTGCTGCTTACGAATTAACTTACGTAGGTGCTTCAAGAATAGACGGATTACAAATATTTAGAGTAAGAGCAAATACAACAGCACTTAATACTGCTGCTGGAACTGCAGGAAACTCTGGATTCAATTATGCTCAGGGTGCTGAAACTGCTTCTGGGACTATTTACAATTCAATTATACAAGCTGGAAGATTATACGGTTTAGCAAGAGTTGGTGGTGTAAGACCTGCATTAGGTGCTGCAATTGTAGGATTCGGTATTGCTGGTACTAACGCTGTTGCTCAAGTAACTGCAACTGCTGCTGGTGGTTCTCAGTTAGGTTTAGTAAAAGCTCTAGAAGATCATATTACTGGTTTCTCTGGTAATGCTTTTCAGCCAACTAACAACCCTACTGTTGGTGGACCTGGATTTGCAACCGAGAATGCGAATGGTAATGATCCTTATCTTAGAGGTGTTGGTGAATCTACACCAGATAACGTTATGGGACTAAGCTTATTCAATAAGTCTATTGCTGCTCAAACTTTCCAAGTTGCTGCCGCTGTAACTAGAGAACAAGTTCAGGATCTGAAGCAATTCGGAATTGATGCTGTTGCTCAAGTAGAAGCTGTATTGGTAAATGAGTTAACTCAATCTATCAACAAATACATCTTGGATAGAATCTTCAGAAATGGAGCTACTAACGCTACTAACACATTAGCTGTTGATGGTTTAAACTTATCTGCTGCTTATACTACTGCTGCAGGTGCTGCTAACGTTGCAATTCCACTAGGAGCTGGAAATAATTCTAACGTTGCATTAACTGTACTTACTGTTCCAACACAAGTAGGACTAGGTGGAGAAACACAAGGATCATTACAACGTAGGTTGTATACTAAAGTTCTTGCTGCTTCTAACTTAATTGCTACAAGAGGAAGAAGAGGACCTGCTACATTCGCAGTAACTTCTGGAGAAATTGCTACGGCACTTCAAGATGTTGCAGGATTTATTGCATATCCTTTATCTAACACAATCAATCAATCTGGTGGATCTTTATATCCAATAGGTTCTTTGGCTGGGGTAACTGTTTATGTTGATCCAAACATGGCTTGGACTGACTATAGAATTGCAGTAGGTAGAAAAGGAGATGGAAATTCTCCTGGTTTAGTATTCATGCCTTACTTAATGGCTGAATCTGTTGAAACAATCGCAGAAGGAACTATGGCTCCTAAAATCGCGGTTAAATCTAGATTCGCTTTAGTAGACGCTGGATTCCACCCAGAAACTATGTATTACACAATCGGATTCAACTTCGCAGCTGGAGTTAATATCCTGTAATTAGTAAATAGTTATATTACTTATAAGAAGGGTTCGTCGAAAGGCGGACTCTTTTTTTGTCTTATATGAATTGAATATATAAAAAAATCAATAACTAGATATGAAAACCCTAAAAACATACAATCAATTTATAGCTGAATCTAATAAAGGTGTAGATGAAGGTATTACTGATATTGCAGGTATTATGAGTAATCCTATTAAATATAAAAAGATTAAAAATAATGCTAAGAAGTATCAACAGACTAAAGTCCAGGTAGCTTTAAATAATTTAGATTACGAAAAGAAAAAGGCCGCAGGAAAAGGTGAAGGTAAAGGTGATGTTCTCAAAGCCGCGAATGCTGCAAAAAATGCTGCACTAAAAGATAAGTCAACTGCTATTAGTCAAAGAATGCAAGATCTAGCTACAACGGATGCTCTTAAAAAGGTTGTAACTGTTGCAACTACAAAATCAAACCTAGCAGCAGCAGAAATTGCACTTAAGGCAGCAGATGGAGAAGAATCAAAACAACTTAAGATTAGAATTAAAAAACTAAGTATGCAAGCTGCTGATGCACAACAGGCATTAAAGGACTATGAATCTGATGATGGCAAAAACGATGAAGTTGAATTACCAGGAGAAAAAGAACAGGCGGCGAAGGCTGAAAAGGAAGCTTTAGATAAAGAAAAGGCTAAAAAGGCTAAAGAAGCTGTTGAGGCTGAGGTTACTAAAGCCGAAGCTGCATACGATAAAGTAAAAGATGGAGAAGATGAAAAGGCTAAATTACAAGCAGAGGTTACAGTTAAACAAGCACAGCAGAAAAAAGCTAAGCTTGGTGGTAATGATGAAGCATTTAAAAGTTTAGGTGATGACATTGCTGAAATAGCGAAAAAGATAAGTGCACTTGGAGAAGGCGAACCAAAGGAACCTAAAGAAGGCGAACCAAAGGAACCTAAAGAAGGCGAACCAACAGATGAGGATTCTCCAAAGGTAAAAGAAATCAAAGACAAAATTAAAGAATACAAAGGTGGTATCGAAGATTTAAAAGATAAAAAGGATAAATCATCTAAAGATAAAGTAGAAATGCTACAAACTGCTTTAAGTAAGGCAGAAGAAAATTTAGAGAAGTTATTAAAAAATGAATCTGAAAAATACATACCAGAATCTGTTTCTGAAAAGTTTAGGAGATTAATGAATAATGTATAGTGTAAGAAAAATTAATTTTGGATGGTATAAAAGGAGGCATGGAATTCTATTGGAGAATCTGCCTCCTTTAAAGAAAAAACTTTTATTGGAACATAATCATATGAAATGGTTAGATTCTGATGTAGATGCCTTTGAGGTTATATTTAAAGTTGAGGACATGAATGAACATGAAAAGAATCCTAACCGTATACTTTGGAATCCTTTCAGAGAAACTTTTACAAGTATTAAAGAATTAGAAAAAGACTCGGATTTAATAGATTGGAATTGTGGTATCTGTAAGGTTGAAATAAAATCTAGAATGGATTCTAAAAAGATCGAAAACTTTGTATGTAGTAGGTGCTCAGAGGCCCATAACTCATCAAATAAAAGGGTTGATAAAAGAATAATAAATTCATCTGTTAATTTTATTAAACACTGTAAATCTCTTTTAAAAGGTGAACAGAGAGAGTTTATGACTTATATAAGAAGATCATCTAAAGCCTAAAGCTTCTTCTATTGTTATTATAGGAAATACTTTTAAATTACTTGTAGGGCATGCATTAAAAATTTGTATGCCCTTTCCTTTTAATTCATTCTTTAAAATACTAAACCCTGGTAAGAATTGTTCTTTATAAATTTTATCAGCAGTTGCATTAACTGGATAGCCATCATGAAAATGGCTGCCTTCATTAGTTCTTCCCATATCATAGCCTAAAAGAACAATTCTTTTAGCTCCTAAATGAATGGCTAAATTTATTGCTGCATATCCACTATTATTACCGTGCGATAGAGTATCCTTAGCAAGTTCTAATCCATACTTTTTACCTTTTTTTAATATTGTTACGTTACTAGGATAACTTCTTGCCCTAATAGTATACTTTAAGCCTTTGAATTCATTAATCTCCTTTTCAAACCAAGTATATACTCTACCATCAGTCCAATACATTACATCTGCATTATTATAAAATTTTATAGCTTTATTTATGGCTATAGTTTTTTTACCTTGTAGAGAATTCCATTTAAAGTTTTTTAATGAAGGACCTCCACCTATTAAGTATATAGTTTCTCCAGTCCATATTTCATTAACTTTCCCGTACTCATATTTAGGGTTTTTATTATTCGAAATATAGCTCCCATCTTCTCTAGGTATAGTAGGTACATTTTTTATTCTTTTTATACTATGATTAGATATCTTACCTCTACTAATCCTACTAGAATTAACAGTTGTCTCAGTTGGCACAGTAACTTTAACAACCTTTCTTATTTTCCTAGTTCTTCTCATTATTATAATTTTTTTATTTATTCTATTAAAACTATATTCATTTTTTACATATAAAAATAAATCTAACTTATATATGAAGAATATCCAAAACGTACTTTTGACTGAAAAGTATAGGCCAAAATCCTTAGATGATTTAATAACACCACAGAGAGTTGGTGCGAAATTAAGCAAAGGTGTTTATCAACATTTATTATTACACGGTAGCCCAGGAACTGGTAAAACGTCTGCTGCTAAGGTATTAGTCAAACACTTTAAACACCCATACCTTTATATTAATGCATCAACAGACACTTCCGTAGATGTTGTAAGAAATAGAATTACCGATTTTTGCGCTAATCGTTCTATAATGGATGAGCCAGGAAAGATGAAGGTAATTATACTTGATGAGATCGATGGTGTATCTGATCAATTCTTTAAAGCATTAAGAGCTACAATGGATCAGTTTGCAGTGAATGCAAGGTTTGTTGCAACTTGTAATTATATTAATAAAGTACCAGATCCAATTCAATCAAGATTTGAAATGATTGATTTTGATTTTTCTAAAGAAGAAGAAACTGAAATAATGAAAAGTTACATTATGAGAATTCTTCAAATTTGTAAAGAAGAAGGGATCGGTATTGATAAGCACGCAGCAGTTGAATTAGTAAAAAGAAAATTTCCTGATTTAAGAAATATGTTAAATCAATTACAAGGATTTAAATCACAAGGCGTAGAAACTATAACTGTTGAAAACATTAAACAATTTAGTTCAGTATATAAAGATATTTATGATCTTGTTATTGACGGAGAAAATCCTGTAAAAAATTACCAATACATGCTATCAAATTATGCAAATAGAACTGATGATGTTTTATCTTCACTAGGTGCAGAGTTTATAGATTTTATAAAACAAGATAGACAATCATATACCCAATTTATTCCGCAAATAATTATAACAGTTGCAAAATACCAAGCACAGAGGCAACAGGTAATTGATCCTGCAGTATCAATGCTTGCATGCATTTATGAATTACAAACAATAGTCAACGGAGCATGAGAATAGAATTTTTAAAAAGACTTATTATTGAATTTCCAAACTTTATGGAATTAGGCTCTGCGGTATCACACTACCATTACTTGTTAGGAGAAGGGTATTCGGAGTTAGACTCTGAAGAATTAACATTAAATAATTCTTTCAGAAATCTATAAACTTTGTTATAATTAAATTAAATACTACACAACATGAAAAAAACAGGCAGGCACACATTTGTTATTGATGGAAATTATTTCTTATTTAGAACACTGTATGTAATTCCTAGTAGATCTAAAGAAAAAGGTTTATTAGGTACAGAAGAAGACGTACAAGCATTTGTTAAAAAATTGGCAACTGACTTTGCATATCAAATTAGATTATTCGATGGCCTTATTGATAAAGTTGTTTGGACTGTAGATTCAAGATCATGGAGAAAAGACTTTTACCCTGAAGCAGAATATAAAGGTAATCGTAAACAGAATGATGCTCTTAACTGGGAAAACTTTTCAAAGGCAACAGCTGACTTTATTTCTATCTTATCTAAGCAAGGTGTTATTATTTCTAAAATTGACGGTGCTGAAGGTGATGATCTAATGTATGCATGGAATACTGAATGTCTCGCAAATGACAAATCAGTTATTATGTTTACTGGTGATAGGGACTTAGTTCAATTAGTAGATAAGAGTACAGATAATAATACTCATACTATTCTATTTTCACCGGCACATAAAAAATTATATACTTATCAAGGCTTTTCTGAATGGATGGATTCTCAAACCAAGGAAGAGCAATCTGATGATATATTTGATGTACTAAAAACTTCTGCATCACCTGAAAATCAAGCTAAGAAATTACTTAAGGCATTAGTTGTAAAGAAAAAGGTTTCTATTATAGAAGTTGACCCTGAAGACTTTCGTTTCCGTAAAGTACTTACTGGAGATGCAGGGGATAACGTACCACCTGCATACTATTACAAAAAAGGTAATAGGAGATACGGAATCAGTGAAAATAAAGCAACTGCTATTATTGCCGAGTTCAAAGAAAAGCATGGCCACTTATCTCATATGTATCTTTATAACGATGAGTATATTACTGACCTTGCAAATATGACTGTGCGAGTTATGAACGCGAAACATATGAGTAGAGAACAGATTATTTCTAATCTAAAATCTAATGTCAATCTTATGGTACTTGCTGCTGAATCAATACCAGAAGGTATCCTAGATGAAATGTTTAAATCAGTAGAATCAAAAATGAATGTAAAAGGTTTGCAGTTAAAGACAATCTCCACGATGAAATCTATTTTAGAGAATACTGAATATTCAAAAGAAACTGATAGTTCTTTTAAGGCTTCATTTTTTAAAGATGATGACTCAAGTGATTCTGCTGATATGTCTTTTATAAAAGGTAGTAAAAAACAAGATAAGATTTTTTAAACCTTTTACTTTTTCTTCATATAAATATAAAATAACTCAATGAAATTATTTGACTATATAAAAGTACTTTTTGGTAAAGATGTTAATTGGGATAAGGTATCTAATTATGATAAATCTAAAAATTCATTTATGACTAATAGATTTATGAGCATTAAATTTCCTATTCAGGCTAATCTTTTTAATACTCTTAAAATAGATCCAGTAGGCCAAGCAGAAGCATGGCGTTTAGTTTCTTCTAAATTTAATAGAGTACCAGGGTTTATTTACACTAAGGTAAAAAAATCTGCAAAACAAAAAGCCAAGGAATGGAACCCTAACCCAAAAGCTTTAGAACTTTATATGAAATTTAATGAGATAGGAGAAAGAGAATACCGAGAAGCACTAAAATACAACCCATCACTAATTCAATCTTCGATAGATACACTAGAAAAACAAATGGGCAATGATGTTAATAGATAATACTTTTGAATTAGAAATACCAACTCACATTTCATTTACTTTATTTAAGTATGATTATTTTGATAGTATACTTATTAGTAGAATGAAAAAGGAATGTAAGAATTTATCTACAACTGATGGCGAATATTTAGTTAAAAAAGATTCTTTTCTAAGTGCAATAAAAACTAGTAAGAGAGTAGATAATATTATTAAAAAGGCTGAAGATTTTGGTCATGTACCTAATCCTAACATAAAACCTAATTCTGTTTATTTCCTATGTTCTATTTTTAATAGATTACCTAATCTTGAATTTTTAACAATTAAAATTAGCGATGATAAAAAATATAGTAGGATAATTAAAACTGATTTAAGTAAACCTATAATAAGTTTTCATTTTAGTATACTTGCAGGTATTTTTGATTTAACAAAATTATTAGACAGGAAAGAACTGGATACTTTTAATAAAACTCTTATAGACTTTGATATACTTAAAAATAAATATCTTGAGAGAAAGCCATATTTTTATATGAAGGCTAACGTTATTATAGATATTTTAACAGCTATGGTTATAGATGGTAAATTATCTACTTTTCATATGCTAGATCATATCGATCAAAAATTAGAAGAAGATGATCCTCTCTTAACAGTAAAGACCGACTATACTCCTTATTAATAGAATATATAAACAAATAATGTTTGTATATGAAATCTTTTCTTAAACGCTGTTGTGAATCAAAGCGAGAGTGTATTACTTACTTAGTTGTATTTTTATGGGTAGCTATGGGAATTACTGCTACATACTTTGATGCCAATTTCACCCAGCTAGCTGGCTATTTTATTTCTTTGACTGGTTTTGTTGCATCATACATATTTGGTGAAAGTATGAGGCCTAGTGATGATAGCTCTATTTTCAAAAAAGGTAAAAATAGTAAACGTGAAAGTCTTATGTATATTACTATCGCTTTGTGGTCTATCATAGGGGTTTGGGTAATTGTTAAGCATGCTGATCTTATGGGCGCAGCTGCGTACTTTGCAGCACTAACACCTTTCGTAGGATCTTACATTATTGGAGAAACATTTAAAAAGGAAGGTGACTCTGAAAGTTCATACAAACAAATAAATTCATAATCAATGGCAGTTAACGGAAGAACAACAGATGCTAACGGGGATGCTATATTAATTAGTTTGCAAGAACCTTATAAAAATGTAGTTGAGGTAATAGGTTATAGCGATGTTACAAAGGGTGAAAATACAGGTACTTATTATAATAAACAATTTAGGTGGGGCGCAGATGGTGTAACATATTCTGATTATATCAGTCTTACTAATGTAAATCTAGAAGCTTTATTATTAAATCCTAATAAACCGTTTTGGATTCAATATAGGTATGAACAAGTGGGCGATGGGACTTTAGAATTTGAATCTATTGCATTAGAATTAATAACTGATGGTGGAGTAATTTGTAGAATACCTCAAGTTGAGTGTGGATCTGAAGGTTGTGTAGGCGTACCTAATCTTGTTGTTGATTGCTGTGGCGGTGTTTGGAATCCTTATGATTTATCTAGAGCATCATCTATGTATAATCAACTTTCTGCTATTACATCAGATATGTTTGGATTTTGTGTTGACTATTTTAAAACTAAAGCAGATCAAAGAAGTAGAGACGTTATCTTAAAAGAATACTCTTTATTTGATGTTATTAAAGAAGCTGAGGTAAAAATTCTAGTTCCTGATAATGAATTACCTACTAGGGAAATTCAATTTAATCCTATGATGATGGATTTCCCCGTTCAGTTTGAAATTCATATTGTTAAATCTGCCTTTGAAGCGGTGTTTGGTTTAGGCGCTAAACCAGAAATGAGAGATTATTTATATTTTAAACAATATATGAATAGAATGTATGAAATAGATGCTATAGCAGAAGCTGATGACTTTCTTTATTCAGGATCTTATTGGAGAGTTAGTTTAGTAGCATATCAAAAAAGAACGGCCGTAGGTTATGAAAATACTACAGCAGGAATATTGGCTGAGGCTAGTACTGAAGCATTAATTTCAAATGTAGAAGATAAATTTAGAGTTGAGCGAGAAAATGAATTTAGAGATGTTAGAAAAGACAATCAATATAATACAATAGGTACACAGTGTAATGATTATGTTAGAAGATCTTTAGATAAAAGATTAATCATTAAAGAAGAAAATGTATATAATGAATGGACTATTATTTCTAAATATCATTATAAGTTAGGATCTATTAAAAATGGAGATGAATCTATAAAATATCAATATGAAGATGGTTGGGATGAGGCTGATGATAGGGCATTTACTTTTTGGGTAAGACCACAGTATAAAACACCCTTAGGTAATAATGTACTTATTTTATCAATAGTAGACAATAATGGGAAGGTGCAATTTAACACAAGTGGTTTACCAACATTCGGTAATGCTATATATGTTGGTGATTGGGTAACTATAAGAGGGACTAACTCATATAATGGAATTGCAAAAGTAATTGAAATTATAGGTGATGCTATCGTAATTGATGAAGCATATATAGATGACATAACGTTAACAGCCTCGCCTAGTTTTAATAAAGAAGCAAGTAATAACTTTATGGTTTATGAAAATAATCTATTACCGCCTACTCAGAATGTATCTTTTACGTATACTCCTAATTGGTTTATTATGAAAATTAATAAAACTTATTATAAGTGGAATATAACACAACCGCTCTTTAAATCTAAATGGTATGCTATTGTAATTAATTTAAATGCAACAGCGAAACAGTTAGGTTTATTTATTTATAATACTCTAGAAAATACTGGTGTTGTTAACCCAAAACTTACGTCTAAGCTAAATCTAGTATTTAACGAAACTAAAACATATACCCCAGTTACTGTTTTGGATAATGATGCATGGAAATTATTAGGTTGCCAAACTGATCTTACAAACATAAGAATTTGGAAAAAACCAATCGAAGAAGAACTGCAATCATTAATACTTAGCCAGTATGTAGTAAAAGACACGCATTTAACTTTATTATTGGATAATGCTTCACCACAACTAATGCTACAAGATGTAACAGATGCCAGATAGCCTAGAATATATATTACAAATAACTTATTAATGGAAGATAATTCAAAAGACAAGTTTAGGGATAGTATAGGAGATTTACTTAGTGAATTACCTGATGAAGTACCAGGATTAGAAAATACTCCTGAATTACATAAAGTTAGAATAGAAAGCACACAGGCAGTTGCATTAACTAGAGCTAAAGGAAAGGCTAAAAAAGTAATGTCAAGTTTACTTAAGTTTTATTTAAGTGAAGAGATTATAGCTGAACATGAATATATTCAAGCAAAATCTAATTTAGATGAATATGCATTAGGCATGCTTATTCGGCAAATGGAAAACAGTGAAGTTGCAATTTCGCAGCTAATGGATATTATTAATGAAGGCGACGTATCCCCAAGAATGTTTGAGGTACTTAGTGATTTACAAAGAACCTTATTAGATATCATTAAAAGCCAAACCATGTACATGGTAGCTATTGAAGAGAATGCTAAAAAGATATCAAGAGATATTGATGTTTATCATAGTAATTCAGAGAGTAGCAATAATAAAAAACAAGGCGGTGTTAAGTCAAGAGGTACTAAAGATTTAATGAGAGCATTACAAGAAACAATTAAAGAAGAAGATATACAAGATGTCGATAGCAATGAAAATGAAGAATAGTTATATTCTCACACAGGAAGTAATACAAGCTGAAAAAAGAACCGATGGTGGATTAATAATTCCGGAAGAAAAATATAACAGAGTTGCTCTAGTAATAGAGGCGGCCGAAAATCTAGAGGTAAAGAAAGGTGATAAAATAGTAAAAACAATAGGCAAAGGTACTGAATATACATTTGAAGGGAGCAAGTTTGAAATCCTTCATATAAATCATATTCTTGCTGTAATAGAAGAAGATGGCACAAAAACCACAAGCACCTAGCGCAGGATTTGATTTTAATGTTGGTAAAGCCAAACAGGCATTTTCATGGTCAAGTGAAAGTGTAGAGCAATTAATGTTTGCAATAGAAGAAGGTTATAAACCAGCATCAACGCCATTCTATGAAGGTAATCCAAATTTACGAAAGGGTAATATTGTATTTAATTATACAACTGATGAGATAAAGGAAATTAAAAAATGCGCGAAGGATATTGTTTACTTTGCCAATACATATTGTACTGTAATGACTGATCATGGTTTACAGACAATTAACTTAAGACCTTACCAAGAAGATATGTTAAGGCAATTTCAAGCTGAAAGGTTTAATGTATGTTTAGCAAGTAGGCAAGTAGGTAAAACAATATGCTCGTCTATTTTTATTGCTTGGTATTCATTATTTAATTTTGATAAAAATTCACTAATACTTTCAAATAAGGGTGCTACAACAAGAGAAATCATTGATAAAGGTAAAACTATATTAGAACATTTACCGTTCTTTATTAAGCCCGGTACACTCAAATGGGATGTATTTAATTCTAAGTTTGATAACGGTTGTAGAATTATAGGCCAGACAACAACTAAGAAAGCTGCAATTGGTTTTACTATTCATTTATTATTTATGGATGAGTTTGCTCACATACCTGCAAATTTTGTTGATACTTTTTATGAAAACGTATATCCTACAGTATCTGCATCAACTAACTCAAAGGTAATAATAACAAGTACTCCTAACGGGTTTAATAAATTCTACGACATATATACTGCTGCGGATAAAGGGTTGAGTGAATATACCCCGTTTAGAGTTGACTGGTGGGATGTACCAGGAAGAGACGATGCATGGATGAGACAGGAGATTGCCAACTTAGGTAGTGATGAAGCGTTTAATAGGCAATATGGAAATCAATTTATAGCTGGATCATCATTACTATTAGGTGCTGATAGTCTTAAAAAGTTAACAACTAATCAGATAGATTTTGTACATAAAGAAATAATTGAATTTGATGACGAGCAAGTAGATTATGCTGGTTTGTTATGGGATCCTGAATTTAACTTGGATGATGCTGAAGAAGATGAAAATTACTGGGTATTCTCTGTAGATATTGCAGAAGGAACTGGTGGTGATTATTCTATTATAAATATCTTTAAGATAGAACTTATGGATGAAGCTGATTGGAAAAAGGTGTCATCACCAGGTAGCTTTATTGATTTTTATAGAATTAGACAAGTAGGTAGATTTAGGAGTAATGATCACACTATTGAAGAATTTGCAAAATCTCTTTATATTTTAGCTTTTGATGTTTTTCACTCTGAAAACGTAAAACTTATTATAGAATGGAATTTATATGGTGGAGAGCTAATAAAAAGAATGGAAACTGTATTCCCACAGAGAAATGATTTTGATGAGGAATCTGTTGTAAAGTTTAAGCACCGTATAGATGCAAAATCAAAACAATTTGGTTTAAAGGTTAAAAAAGATAATAAGCCTATCTTTTGCCAAAACTTTAAAAAATATATTACTCAAAATAAAATAATAATAAAGGATAAGCAAACTGTTTATGAAGCAGCTACTTTTGGTAAATTGCCAAATGGTACATATGCTGGTCAATTAGGCCATGATGATTTAATAATGACATGTATAAATAGTTCTGAATTCTTCTTTACATTAGACTTTTCAGATTTTGCTGAGGAGATTCATGATGTTGCTAACCAAGAGGTTCAAGATAAAATAGATACTATCCTAGAGCAAGATGCAAAAGGAGGCCAGCTTAATTTCGATATCTATGACTTGGTATAAAAAGTTGCCAGTTAGTGGATATATAAAAAAAGCAAGTAAAAAAAATATAATATAAAGTTATGGCATTAGATCCGAAAATCGCTTCGATTAAAGCAGCAGGGACATACCGATTTGAATTTGATAAATCGCAAGTAGTTAGCATCCCTGCTAATCAGACACGGTTAATTGTAGGTTTCTCTAAAACAGGGCCCTTCAATACACCAGTATTTATACCTGACACTGCATTCTTTAAACAAGTTTATGGTGACATTGACAGAAACCTAGAAAGAAAGGATTCATTTTTCCAGAGAAGTTGTTTAGCGGCATTGGAAAGAGGTCCGATTCTTGCACTTAATCTATTGAACTTAACAGCTGCCGATAAAGTAGAGTATATTAAATTTGGCACAGCAGCAACCCCTGAGGTGCAGGCTAATGCAGGAGCATTAGGAGAATACCAAAAAATGTACAACCGAGATAAATTCTTTTATCCTGATACAGACGCATTTTTAAGTAATGTGGGTGCTAATACACAAGCACTTAGTTCTACAACTACTAATGATTTATTAGATTTTACTAATTTAGGGCAGAATCCTATTTCGGTTATCGTAAGAAAAGCATCAAATGCAAATTCAACAGGATTTAATGTAACTGTTGAAGAATGGTATGGTTCTGCAAATGTACCTGGATTTTTAGATAAGGATAGTTTAGTATCTGACTTTTTAGTTGATGTATTTGTAATAGATGGAAATTTTGGTGGGGACTTTGCTGATAACCCTCTAACACCTTATGAAAGGTTTGCAGCAGATCCAATATTCCAAACTTATTTTGATAAGACGCAAGGATTAAAAAGAAGAGTATTTGATGCAGATGCAACTGATACAAAAATTGCAGAATTCTTTAATGAATCAGAGGTTAGTGTTATTGCAACTTACACTGCATCTTTAATTCCTAACTTTACTGATTTGCTAGGAAATAACCTTTTCGTAGAAAAAGTTATTAATGCTGATACTGCATCTACTGGTTTATTTGTTGCAGTTAACGAAGATCTTTTTGATGGTGATATATTAATCGATGGCGTTGCAGGTGGAATTGATATGATAGGACACAACCTTGAATATACTCAAACTACTAGCATCCAAGACGATGTTAATTTCTTATCATACAGTGGATCAATTGTATCTGACTTAAGTTATACTGGTACAGGAACGCCATCAACTTCTGTAGCACAAACAACAGAAACTATTTCTTCTGTTGCATTGTCAAGTGGAGATATACAAGTTCAAGTAGTAGGTGGTGCTGGAACTGCATTATGGGATGCATTCGCTACATTTACTGCAAATGATGCAACTACAGTAGGAACATATATCTTAGTAACAGGTAAAGGCTACGTTCCAGTAACAGCTGTGCAAACTGTAGGTGGCACAATAACAATATCACTTTCAAGTGTAGGTAGTGTTGTACCAGGTGATTTTCCTACAACAGCTGCAACTTATAACTATATTAACGAAACTGACTTCGGATTTGTTACTGATGAAAATGTGAGTGGAACTGCAGGAATTATAGGTAGTTATGGTTCTACGTTATATAATCAATTTGCAAGCGGTACTCTTACTGATGGCGATGAGGCAGTATTTGAAGTTGGGGGAACTCAATATTCAAGTTTCTTAGTATTTAATGCTGTAGATTATGGATCTATTCATGAAGCTAATCCAACTACTGGCCCAACGACAATACCAATAACTGACACGGCATATAGTTTACCATCAGTTCAGATAATCCCTTATGAAGAAGATGGATTTAATAATCTCACACCCTATGCCCAATTTACTTTAGATGGAAGTGGAGTATTTTTAAATTCTGATGCCACTGCATATGCTGCAGGTACATTAGGAATCCAAACACTAAAAGGTGCTAATAACGTTTCAATTGATATTATTGCAAATTCAATTACCGAACCTTCTCTGAAGCCTAACCAAGTTTTAATAGCTACAACTAACCCTGATGCTGCGGCTGTGGTTGTAGGAAACTACTTAGTACATTCTGAAGGTTCTGCTGCCGTGCCACATTCAAGGTTAACAAGAATTAATGTAGTTGTAGGTGGTTTAACTAATGCTGAATATAGTACTATACCTGCAGCTTCAACTGCATTATTAGTAACATGCCAAAGTGAAATTGCAACAACAACAGTAGTGCAAGGAGGTGGAGATGTAGTTAAGGTAGAGTTATATTATCCTATTGATGCATGGATTGATTATTTAAATGTATTTACTTTAGATGGATTTAAATTAACTTCAACACATGTACCTAATGGAACAAACGAAAGACAGAATGCTATCTTAAACGGTACTTTAAATGGAACAAATTTATTTAAAGCATTAACTGATAGAGATGTAATAAATTATAGATATATTGTAGATACTTTCGGAAACGGGATTGAAGCAGGATCTAAGTCAATTTATACAACTTTAGCATCCACAAGGAAAAATGCATTTGCAATATTGAATGCACCATCTGCTAAAGACTTTAAGAACAATACAGACCCATCATTTAAAGATCTAACTGGAAGTTTATCATCTAGATTTATTTCTACTGGTGGTGATCTTTCTAAGAATCCTACAGTAAGATACTCATTACCATCACAAACGCAAGGCGCGAGTTGGGGAGCATTCTATTATCCATTTATTACTGTTAGGGATTTAGGTAGAAATATAAATGTTGCACCAGCTGCATACGTATCTAATAACTTTATTGCAAAATATGAAAACGCTTTACCGTGGTCATTAGTTGCAGGAGTTCGTCGAGGTGTTGTAGGTGGATCAGGGGTTGTAGGATTAGAAATCAATCTTGGAAAAGAGGACAGAGAATTCTTAGAACCATTCGGATTAAATCCAATAGTATTCCAAAATGGAACTGGGCCAACAATCTTCGCAAATAAAACTGCACAACAGACTACAAAATCTGCATTAAGTTCGATTAACTGTAGGGAGGTTGTAATTTATATCCAAGATGGTATTGAAGCAATCCTTAGAAACTATCTATTTGAATTTAATACTGCTCAGACTAGATTAGAAATTAAAACACTAGCTGATAATTTCTTATCAACTGTTCAAAATGATGATGGCGTATACGATTATAAAAATGTAATGGATGGAAGTAATAATACACCAGAAGTTATTAATCAAAATGTAGGTATCTTAGATACATATATTGAACCAGTAAGAGGAATGGAAATTCTCGTACAGAGAACAACAATTCTAAAGACAGGAGCCATTAGTGCAGGAAACTTCCAATAAGAAGAAACTAAAATAGAATATATAAAAAAATAAAATAAACTATGCCATTACCACATTATACTCAATCAAGGGCAAGTAGCCAAAGGTACGAACCTATTCAGCCTAA